TTAATCATCATTACGTAAAAAGGTTAACTCATATTCATCATGCGTAATTTTAATCTTGGTATTGCGATAAGTCCGCTTATTTGGATCTAAAGATGAACTCATTACATTTTCTGCAAATTTTTTATTCGACATAAATTTTGCATAGAGCATATAACCAATACGGATTTTTTTAATGGCCTTTTTCTTACCTTTTGCTTCATATTTATCTAAGGTTTCATCTAAAAAATCTAAATTTAACTCACTCATCCATTCCTCTCTATTTTATTCTCATTCGCCACATCTTTTTTAACCGATTCTTGTGTAAATAACCAGCAAAACCACTTTATTTTTATTTTTGTCAAAAAACTTACTTTTATTGCATTATTGAGCTGGATACAACGAATCTTTCTCCGTCAGCTGAGGTGGTTTATATTTAGTTTCAAACATAAAAAATCACCCTCAGGTGGTGTTAATGGTATCGATGTAAAATGAACATTTGATGAAACAGATTAGATAGACATGAAAGCCGAATAGCTAAGTGGTACTGAAAAGCTGACAAAACCAATGATGCAGTCCGTTGTAATCCATGGCTGATTTAGGTCAGCAGCAACAGTAGCGGCTTTTGGAGAATAATGGCAGCTCTAAGCGTTCTCATCGAATATTTATAAAAGCGTTTCCTTCTTCATTAAAGTGAATCATTCCTAATGCTGAAATTTCAATATTGCAGTGGATCAATGTGCAGTTAACACATCTTATATGTTCTTACTTAAAAAATTGAGATCTCGTATTCTTCAATTTTTGACAATGGGCTATGCAAGCCCGTAATCTTATACAGCTATACGCTATAATTACGCCATATTTGCATAAAGCAAAACTGCTAAATCGGTTGCTAACTGTTTTCTATCGCGATTGCTGAACTTTGAAACCTTGGAGATTTTTTGAGTGGAAAAGCCAATTATCATTTTTGATATGGACGGCTAGTTTCATAAACTAATAATTTAAATAGTATTTATTTTAAAAATCATTTAAATCATATTTTTATGTACACATTCCTGTACACACTCAAATATATGCCTTATTTCAGTATAAGCAAAAAGCCCTCACCTGGAGGACTTTTCTACAATACTGATCATAGCTGCATGACGTTGCTTACAATCTACATACTTTCGTCGATCATCGACCATAACTTGCAGCACTTCTTTGGCTTGGCCGGACTTTAACTCCTGTAAATCCGGACACAGCGTTTTAAGGTTTGCCGGTATTACCAGCGGCGTTTGCTGCTGACACCCCATCGTCATCAAAGCAATTAGTGTGGATATAAATAGGACGCTCAATGATCTTTTGCACTTCACGTGTAATCGTTTCTGTTTTGACTCGTTCGGTCTCTTTGGTTTGTTCATAGTCCTCACCTGCTTTTTGTGCTCGCTCTTGCGCTTCCTGTTCTGCATCCTTATAAGGCTTAACTGCCTTATCGACTTCTTTCTGCACCTTGGTTTTACAATCGGCCTTAGCCTTGTTTAAATCACCTGCAAGTGAATTGGATTGCCATGTCTGAAACACGGCATAAATCAAAAGCACAATGATTAAAGTCCAGCGCTTATTGTTCCAAAACCAATAAAGTAAGGGCATCAGTTTTCCCCCATGCATTTTTCATAACGGGCTTGCTGTCGAGTCCAAACGCCATAACAGTTATTTGAACGGATTGAACAATCGCGCTTTGCTGCATACTTCCACTTCAATAGCGACTTGCAGGCTTGCACATAGTTGCGTGATTTCAAGTTTCGAAGCATTGATGACTGCGACCATGCACCGGTCCCGAACTGGTATGTGAAGTCCATGTACAAATCATACTCAGCTTGAGAAAGCGGAATACCAATAAGCGTTTTATTGAAAATCTTGGCATCCTTATTCATGTGGAATTGTAGATATTCAGCTGCTTGTTTCTTGGTAATTGGTGGATCAGTGATTTTGACTGTTTTGCCGTTTGGATAGACCGTAGTGCCTGTACCAATAGTTGCTACTTTGACACTATCGTAATATGGCTTAAGTACAGTACCTTCACGGCTTTGCGTCCAAGCAACACCGCCCAAACTAATCACAGTTGCCATGGTTACAGCTATCTTGGTTTTATTCGACATTGCATTCATCCTTTGCTTTTCGTAGCGCAATTTGATGGAGTTGATCTGCACGCTGATCTTCTTTTTTCTTGTAGTGCCAATTAATTAAAAAACTCAAAAAACTAACTAATAGGCCACCTAAACCAATGCAAACACCAAGGACTGTCATTGGATCGAGACCAGCTAACCAGCCAACAAATGAAACCCCACCACCAGCAACTGCAGTTTTTGAAGAAGCACTTGTTATGGCTGCACTTGCTTCAATTGCTGTTTGTGCATGATCTGCCATGCTCCCCCCTTATTTTTGGTAATAAAAAACCCTGATCTAATTAAAGATCAGGGTTGGTAGTGGTTTATTGGGTGTTAAAAGTCATTTAACTTTTATCAGTTAGTCTATAAAATCGATTCGATTTTTTATAGAAAAATACAGCATATTATGAGTCAAAAATTTAGATACGATATTAACGGATTAAGAGCTTATGCTGTTGCATTGGTTGTATTATTCCACTTTGGAGTTTTTGGCTTCACTGGCGGTTTCATTGGTGTAGATGTCTTCTTTGTCATTTCAGGTTTCTTAATGACAAGCATCATTGTTAGGGGTTTAGAAAATAAGACTTTTAATTTCTTAAAATTCTATCTCTCACGCGCCAATCGAATTATCCCCGCCTTAGTTGCTCTTTGTGCAGTTGTTGGATTAGTTGGATGGTTTACCCTAACTCCGCAAGAGCTTAAAGCTTATGCAAAACATGCAATAACCAGTTTAGGCTTTATTTCAAATATTCAATATTTTAAGGAAGCGGGATATTTCGATGCAGCTTCTCATGAAAAATTACTATTACACACCTGGTCTCTTTCAGTTGAGTGGCAGTTCTATATTTTATTACCGATATTTTTGTTTCTTGCTTATCGCATCAAGCAAACTAAAAGTGCTTTAAAAATTGCCTTTACGGGATTATTTGCAGTCTCTTTAGTTTTAGCTATCTATTTAACACCAAAAATGCCATCAGCATCTTTTTTCCTTCTGCCAACTCGTGCATGGGAAATGTTGGCGGGTGGCCTAATATTTCTATTTTTCAATAAAATTAATTTAACTCAGCAACGGTCAACCGTTATTGAGTTAATAGGATTTTTATTGGTTGCAATATCTGTTGTTTCATTCACCGGATCTACACCATGGCCCTCATACAATGCAATATTCCCGGTCTTAGGTACTTTTTTAATATTATTGGCATCCAACCAGAATTCAATCTTAACGAATAATAAAGTTGCTCAGTTCCTCGGAAATACATCCTATTCAATATACTTATGGCATTGGCCATTGGTTTTCTATCTCTCTTACTTTGAAAAGTCAAACAATAACTTCTGGATAGTGGGAGCAGTTTTACTCTCTATTACACTAGGTTGGTTGTCATATAAATATATTGAAAATCCATCTCGTAAATTTTTATCAAACTTAAGCTTAGCTAAAGGATATATCGCCACTTCTATTTATCTTCTTGTTCCTATAATTATTTTTTCTTTGATCTTTATAAAGAATGGTGTTCCGAGTAGGTTCCCTGAAAAAACCTTAAATATTGCTACAAAGGGGCTTGAAGGAAATCCATTATTTAGTAGGTGCCATATATCATCAGGTCTCAACCTTCCTGAGTGTATTTATGGTAATGGTGATATAGGCCTGCTAGTGATCGGCGACAGTCATGCTGAATCAATGATGCAAACTATTGAAAAGGCCTTACCTCCTAACACCGCAGCACTTGATTGGAGTTACTCTGGGTGCCCGACGGTTATGGATTTAAAGAGAAGTGATAATCCTAATTTTAAATGTGGAGAAGCTGTTTCTAGTTTTATTGGAAAGAAGTCTGATTATCCTAATGCAAAAATATTAGTCATAAATAGATTAAATATCCTATTTCACGGTGCTGAGGATTTAGATAAAAATATTAAAATCCCTATCAGATATATCGATAAGAGATTTAATTCATATTCTGATGAATATCATAAAAGTATGAAGAAGGCTTATGTAAATACGCTATGTGAACTTTCTGAAAGTCACACAGTTTACGTAACTAGGCCAACCCCTGAATTCCCAAAAAATATTGCAAAAACTTTGGCACACAGAGCTATTTTAAAATCTGATGAAAAAATCTATATATCTAGAGACAATCATTTGAAAAGAAGTAGGCTTGCTTTTGAAGCACAAGATGAAGCTAGTAAAAAGTGTGGAGTAATTATTCTTGATACGACAAGCTATCTATGTGATGCTAAAACCTGTTATTCAGATATAAATGGAATACCATTATATTCTGACGATGACCATTTAAACCTGCATGGTGCTGACACCCTACTACCTTTATTTAAGTCGATATTTAAATAATAAAAACCCCGGTTTAATACACCGGGGTTTTTACTGTCTAGATTGGATTTATGATCTGTAAAATACTATCCGTATTAGTCACATTTACAAATTGGCATCCAATAGCTTGTGCTGTAATTCGTACATCAGCGCCAGCTAATTGACCACGTATAAATGGTAATGATTTCAGTGTGCTCGAAACGAACGTGCAGTTAATAAAATACACCTCACATGTGCCCAGCAAAGGGCTTCTGTTAAGAAACACCTGACTTAATGTGCTTACATCAAATTTTGTATCCTTTATAATATAAATTGTCTTACCTGTACTCTCTGTTTCAGCTTTAGAAAGACCAATATAAGCTCCATTTTTAAAATCGGAATCAACGATCTCTATGGTTGAATCTCTATAGTTTTTAGTACCACTCAAAACTGTATTTAGTATAGTTCCCTTAAACTCTAAATTTTCGAGCAACCATTTGTCATGCGTGTTTGCTAAAGATCTCTCACCTGTTTCCAACACAAGAGTTGCAGGTGTTGCGGAGGTTCTTGATTTAAATCGAACCGCATTCAAACGCTTTGCTATCAAATCATCGCCAGAGTTGTTGAGCTTGAATTGTGTTCCCTCTAGTGTAATTGAGTTACTAACCCCAGAATCAACACTGTGCTCTATATAGATATTGGAAGTTTCCATCGGCAAACCCAGCAATTTATTGCCTGAAGATTGCAATAAATCTTTCTGATAATAGGCTGGGGAATTCAATCCTGATCCGCGCACATTCTTGATAGTATTGTTTGTAGAAGTTAAGTTCTCACCATTTCCAATCAGTACCCATCTACCTTTTGCCATAGTGTTATTGTCTACAGTTAATTGCATATTAGGCTTGCCACTAATATCGATTCTAAGAGAGGCATCAGTAAAAGTATTGTTGATAACTTTGGCTGTTGATTGTGCTTTGTTATCACCAGTGGAAAAGCTAACCGCTCCAGAGTTTTGGCTGCGGAACCCACTAAATGTATTTCCATCTATAGTGGCTTCTATGCATGAGTAGTTATTCACACCGCCGTGAATCATACCAAGGAACTTGGAGTTTTTAACAGTAAACTCCCGAGAGTTAGATAACACACCCTGAGTGACATTAGAAACACGAATCCCGTCAACAGTCAGGCTGGATGTGTATGTATCCTCGAAGTTAATCGCATACTGCGTAGGGTCGCCATAGTTGGGAAACCCTAACTTGCTAAGCCGACCCATATCGTAGAACTTACACCCAAAGAAGAAGCTGTCACCACCTAAATTGGACACACCCCCGCGATGGTTTTCATAAAACTCGCATCGCTCATCAAAGTAAAAACCCTTAGATGTGCCTGTTGCAAGTGCTGTACCATAATTTAGTGTTGAATAAGTAACTGTTTCTGTAGTTCTTTCATCGTTGAAGGCGGTAAATTGAATAAATGCGCAATCTCTGGGTAGTGTGATGTCCAAGGATTGCCCTGACAATTCTTGAGCTATAAGTGTGTAGTCTGCCTTAAAAAAACTAACTTTTATTAGATTGCTACGGAATGTTAGCAATCTATCCGCATGAGCTTCAAGCTGCACCATGTTATCTATAATGGTTTTCAATCTTAAATCTATACGAGCTGAACTATAAGCCCCAACCAAAGCAACCAAATTCCCTGCTGCATCAATATCACCTTTCGACCACTCATACATGGCATAATTTTCTAGGACGGTTCCGCGTGGTTTTCCACTTACACCATCCCCACGAAAACCTGTAAATTTCATATTCTCAAAACGAATATTTCGGTTATTACGCCAACATGTAATCCCAAAAGTCTGTTCTGTCATATTTTCGCCAGCGACCCAAGAACGTTTATACTGATCCCCTATTAATTTTCCATTTCTGAAAGTCACACCACGTGAGTCCCAGAGTGATAGTAGTGTTCCTGCTAGTTGATAAGCTGCATATGAAGCAGCTGATGGGTTGTATTGATTCTTATTGTTACTATCAAAGATAGTAAAGAAGTTTGCTCCGTTGTAATCAATTGTGATAGGTCCAATCGACCTTAAATCACTCGATCCAATTTCTAATATTTTATTAAAGTTGGTTAGGCCTAATTCATTTCTAAGAAGAACTGGATAATCCCCTCTTTCAAGAATGACAATAGAAAAACCTTGATCTGATGCTTTTTTTACTGCTGCTGCGAAATTTATACCATTTCTATATGCTTGTTCATATTCCTGCTGAGTATATGGAGGCTGCTTATCTGGACTACTCCATTTTGTGAGGCCTATTTCTTTTGCCAATAAAAATTTAACTGCAATAGAGTCATTAATTTGCTGCTGTGTTTTCCCACTTTTATCTACGATAAGACTCGCCAGCCATCCCTTTTCAGTGGCAATGTTAGCAATACCTTGAAGTAGATGGTTGTAATAAATATCAAGTTGCTGAAGTGAAACACCCTGCTGACTAATTAAATTTTCAAAATAAGAATTTCGGTTATTATCCTGTTGATCAACGTGAATGCGAAGATTATTAATATCTGAAGATAGCGAACTATCTTGTTGATTCACATAATTACGTAGATCACCGATGATATTGCGAACTAACTGGTCTTTATTATCAATGTAATCCTTTTGCTCACCATGCAACCGATCTACATAGATCTTGAGTAGCATATCTGCCACACCAAGCTCTTGCAGTCGTAACCAAATCCGATCAAAGTCTTTGTTTATAGGATCTGGTCGAAATGAATTATCAGTAGACTTATAAGTCGCTGAACGTGAAGCAGGCGTATTTCGCTGAATTATAATTTTTTTGCCATTAGTGGGTGCTATTCCAAAAACTACAGCACCGCCGCTTAGTGACCATGTGCCTACAACTGGTTCAACTTCGTCAACCAATACAATTAAATGATCCTGATTTTCACAATCAAACTCTAAGGCAAAGCTATTGGCTATGCCGTTCGCTGTATATTCAATGTATGGCGTTTGTTCTGATACTGCCATGATTTATCCCCTAATCGAAATCTAAGGCGGCTTCAACATCACCACCGTTTGTCCTCCAATTAGGCGATTCATGGGCTTCGTTTTGTCTGTGTATTTTCCCGATGCGTTCTGGTGAATCAGTGACGGCACCCGCCAAAGAATCCAGATCATCGTCCGGCTGTTCAGCAATTGCAGGATTGAACATGCGCATATTTTTATATTGTCTTGAGCTGTTTTCGCCTTCTTCTGGTGTGTCAATGACTGAGGTGTGAACCCAAAGTAAGCCTGACATTAGAGGCCCTTCTACGGCTTCCAATATCCGTTTATTCTTATTACCAGAATTATGGACCTCATTTACACCACATCGGATTCGTCTTGCTTTCAATGCTCCTTTTAGTGAGGCTGGTGCAAAATTCCCAATACCATTCGTCTCAATGGTTATGCCCGATACGTTAAATTGTTCTATCAAATCGCATAGCTGCCAAACCTGACCACCTATAATATTTCCTTGTGGGTCATGAGTGACAACTTCACCAGTAAGGGCTACCGATCTATGCCAGTACTTATTACCAAAATCATCATGAAGCACTAAAGCAACTGAGGAAATATCAGATTTCAGCTTTCCAGATGACGGGTCCCACCGCATGGTTATACCCACAATTTGACGCTCACCAAGCAACATTATGTAGCGTCCATTTGCCCGTCTCAATACTGGCTCACAGTCATAAGGAATCATCTTGTCAGGATCAAGACGAACATCACCTATAGGCTTCGCATGAAGCTGATACTGTGAATCCCACTCATTGATCGTGCGACACTCTCTACGGCGTTCCTCCATGACCTGTGGTGTAAACCTTTCTGGCCACAAGGCTTCACCATAGACATCAATCAAATAATGACTTTCAGTGAAAATGATCTTGTATGCATTGCCTTGTTTAATCCACTTATAGTTAATCCCTTCTTTCAAAAGTTTCGCTTGTGAACCAATGCCACTAAAAACATAAACTGGATCAAAATCAACAATAGCTTCTGATACGCTCTCAAAGCGTTTTTCTTTTTCGTACATTTTCAGCACCAAGCACTTTGCACCCAATTTTTTAATATCGGTGTATAGCGAATCATGTGTATGTGGAGTGCCAACAAATAATCTTTGCCCTCCTGGTATTAAAATAAAACTCTGTTCACCTAGTCGATACCGCAACTTTTCACGTGCTTCAGGCGTTCCAATATTTGAAGGTACTTCAACATCATCATTCTGAATTTCATTTGCACGAGATCCAGTCACGTTTGAAAGAATGCCACGCGCGTGAATAGAACCATGGCGAACATCGGTACAACCCGAAACCCACCACTTTTGAGTCTCTCCACGCGCCTTTTTAATTCCGAATAGGTTGCTCAGTGGATGACGTTCTAATACTTGTTCAGTACCACGACTGACTTTATAAGCATCGGGATCGGTCGCACCCTGATGCAAGATCAAATGCTCAGGATTGCAGAACAACTTCCATGCGTTATAGATATCAAGAATCGTTGATTTTCCATGCCCACGCGGCATCATCAATAGGCCAAGCGTGCCGTAATCCTCTAGGAAATCACAGACATCTAAATGGAAATCGGGAACGATCCAGTTCAGCGTTTCAGCATAAATAAGATAGAACGCAGCAAAGCTGACTTTCATAATTAGCTCGGACGTTGCTTACGTGCTTCTAATTTTTCTGTGACGGCTTTAAGCAGCTCCATTGCTTGTTGTTCTGGTGTAATGGCACGATCATCGGTATTACCCCGAGTCATTTCCTCATCATTCAATACACGTTTAATTTTCTCCATGCATGACAATGCTTCTTTGGCTCCCTTATAAAGCCAAACCTTATCGCCACGCCCTTTCTTATCAAAAATGTCTTGCCCATAAGCTTCAGTCATTAAATCAACTGCATCTTCGGCAGACATTTCCAAAGACAGTTTTAACTTCTCACGTGTCTCAGGCTTTAAGTGGCCTTGCTTCTTTTGTTCCGCCATAAAAAATCCCCCTGTATAAGTGATATATACAGGGGGATAAATTGTGGTTTGTTGGGTAAGTGGGTTACTGAACTACTCGCTCAAAATCAGGCGCTTGAATATCGCCAATATCATCACCCCAGAAGCGCGTACGATCATGTTCACGCTCAGCTTTCCGTAAAAGCTTTTCTCGATAACCGGGTGCAATCATATCTTGCATTTCATCAAAAATCATTCGATTGGTCGCGGCTTTGGTATACCAAAGGTTTTGAGCCGGTATTTTGTTTTTAAAAAGTTTAAAAGCTTCATTGGCTGCATTCGTATCCTTGCCCTCGTAATACTGAGTGAAGTTACCTACAGTAAGACCAAGCACTGCTTTTGCATCTGAACCGAAAGGGCCAACCATAAAGTCGGATGTACCTCGACCACTGGTATCAGTACCCGCCACAAGGATATCGCCAAGGATTGATAAGCCACCGCCTTGCACTGCTGATCGAGTTAAAAAGTTAATGGTCTTTTGCGGATCATCACTATCCCACATTGTTTGAGGATCATTACCATTGGCTAATTCTTTAAGCTGAACAACTAAAGCACCTAGTAAAGTTGTCATAGCAAAAATTGAAGCGCCATACCCTGCCTTACTCATTTTTGTTGGCTGACTCATTGCACGGCTACCATGGCGCATAAGAAACGCTGCTGGGAAAGATTTAAACTGCAGCATGGATTTAAATATTTCGCCCGTAACAGTACCTTTCTTTTGCCCTGCACTCATGAACGTTCTTTCACGCAATCCAGCCTCAACCACGGCCATGCCTTGTTCATCCAGTAGATGCGCCTGAAAGCTTGAAGCAACTTCATCACGTACCCTTTGCGGATCACCAAAGGCTAATAACTTATCATCCGGAATTTCATAGATAGAACGTGCAGACATCAATTGATTGCCATTGAAGTCTATGACAGGATCAGCCAATCGCATAACATCCCAAACGCGTTCACTCAACCCAGTTTTTTGCATGAATTCTCTATCTAACTCATCCAATTCATGCCATGCTTTTGAACGGCTTAAACGCCCGTATTTCTCCATAAGTAGAATATCCATTCCAATCTTGGATGATGCAGTAAGTGCATTTAGTCCAGAAATACGCATAACTTGAGATGCTACGGCGCTCGATACTCGTGCAAGCTTTTGGCTTTTGCCACTAACAGAAGTTAGACCATCATCCGACCAACGTGCGATTGAACCTAGCATTTCCTGTGTAGCTAAACCAAGTGAGTGTGCTAAATATCTATGTTCTTTATTTTTTGGATTTAATTGTCTAATTATCTCTCCAAACACCTTACGATAGGCAATGCCGTGGATAGAGGCTGTTTTTGCAATCATAGCCTGATCTGTAAAGCTTGATAAAGTTGTACCGCCAAGCATCGATGCAACGTTCATAGATCGATATGCTAAGCCCAAATTTGCAAGCACTTCACTTTCAGGTGTATTCGCACCCATAAACTCATCAAACATCGTCTGTGCGCGTTTACGTGTCTTTCCTGTGGTGCTCGCATCAACACCTTTTAGCCAGTCTTTTTGTTCCGCTGCATCCATCAAAACACGCATGGCATTTTTTGGATTACTCCCTAAGTTTTCAATTAAGGCGATATCTTTAGATAAGCCGTTTATGTGGGCTTCTACAAGATCAACAAATGGCATGCCGCCAAAGTCTGCTTGATACTCAAGCCATGCATCTGCATCCTTAAAATGTAGTACCCTGCTTTCACTATGTCGTGAAGTAACTTTTGATGAAACACCTGCAGTCGCTTGACGACCTACTTCGGTTTTGTTTGCACCATTACTGCTAAGTGTGTCGTATGAGTGTTCGAGTAATTCTCGTATTTGTTGTTGTGAATAATATGAGCCGTCATCATTTACATATTTTTCAGCGTTGATTAGCTGCTCAGCTTTCTTTACCCATGCTTCTTTCCCTGCTTTTACAATCTTGGCAAGGTCATGTGTTTGAGGTAATCCCCAGTCGTCTAGCTTTCCAATGTCCCCGCCTGAACGGTTGAATCGTTCTCGCATTCCCTCAAATACCTCACCCATCTTGTCACTAATCTTTTTAGCAACTGGATCTCCTGTGTTGTCATTAAATCTTTCACGCACAATATTTGTGACCATTTCCTTATCTGTGAATACACCCATTCCACCTTTAATGTTGGTGTAAAAATCTACAAGGTCGCCACGGTAAATATCTGCAATTGCACGTGATTTAGTATCAATTGATTGAATACCTGACATATCGCCATGAGGTGCAACCAGACGGTCTACAACTTCACTGGATGACAGTGTTGGGTGATCGAGCAAAGCAAGATTTTTACTTTGAGTGAGAATGTCACGTGCTGCTATAGCATGTTTTCGTTTGAGTTGGTCTTGAATATCCTGAGCGACGAACTCACCCGCTTTTGTGAGCTTTTCAGCATCAGATAAATTGCGCCATTCTTTAATGTCTTTACGAGCAATAGCCTTTTTAGCATCAATTACACGTTGATCAATATTCGCGGCTTCTTGAGCTGTTAATGATTCTTTGCCTAAGGCTTTTGCTACGGCTGCTTTGCATTGGTCTTTCATAAAAAATGCCCAGATAATTTTTGTTATCTGAGCATTGATTAAGGCGTGGTTTGCTGTGTACTTAAATTAATATGGATACTGAACAGATTCAGGCTCACTGAATACACCTAATGATTGAATGTTTAAAAGATATTTAACAGTATCACCTGTCTTAACTTTTACGGCTTGTGCATAGTGTTCAAATGCTCTAGGGCCCAAAGTGCCTGAATAACTTACATCAGTAAAAATTGTGGCACTTTTTACCTCATTATTTTCTGTAACATAAGCTACCAAAAAAATTGTATTGGACATATTCCCTACATCTATATTTATATCAAAACCAGTTATTTAACATTTACTCCCCAAACTGTAAAGCACAACTAATAGCAGTCTGCGCCGCTATAGTATCTTGTTGTGCCTGTTTCGCTTCAGCTTCTAACTCATCAAGTCGTTCACGCAAAGTCATGGTGATTTCTTCGGGATTACCGTCAGGATCATAACGGGTCACACTGATATGCTGATCAGGGTTTTGCATGATGATATCGAGTGCTGCAGATTCTTCAGGACCATCACCAAATAACGAGCCTTGGCGCGGATCACCAAGTGAATCGATGCGATCAATTTCACCTTGGATATTATCTGAAATGGCTTTAGCACTGCGCTTATTGGTATCAAACACATTTAAAAACTGTTTAGCTCCATTACTTAATCCATCATCTATGAGCTGAATTTGATTTAAGTAATCATCTACAGTTTGACCATTGGCCTTTAAATCACTGAGCTTTTGAGCTGCTTGCGATAGGTCTTTTGCCAATGTGTTGGCATGTCGTCCTCCTTGTTTCACTAATGAATTTAGCTGTGCAATCTGCGGAGCTGCACGAAGCAAAGCATTCAAAACGGTTTTACTATCATCATCAATGTTTTCATACAGTCGTGTAACGAGATTTGAATCCTCATACGCTTGGTGTGCTAATGCTGATTCAATACGCTGTTTCCCACCCTGTGACAAACGTCCATCATCGGTCAAAATATTTGGCTTTTCTGACTCCGGGAGTGAGTTTACAAATCCGCGAATAAAGTCCATCGAACCATCTAAGTTGATCGAGCCGTCATTATTGATTTTAAGTAATGATGCATCAGGCAAGCGATCTACATCACTGGTCGCACGTTCTGACGCGCTGTACTGCGCCACATCAGCTTCATTGGCTAACTTGGTGAATTGCACACGATCTGTATCTGTTAAGCGTGTACGGACTAAAACAGGTCGATCAATGCCTGAAATATCCCAGCCTTTTTCAGCAGCATATTTTTCAATATAAGCTCGATAGTTGTCGGCCTTGCCAGTTTCATATGCACGGTTGATTGCTAGTGTTCGACCATTGCCCGATTCAACAACATTATCCACGCCAATAATTGGTGCACCGTCTGAAAGCTTTGCAGATTCTCCCAACCACTCAGGTTTTAAATCATCTGCCATATTCTCGATCTGTTGGCGTGATGCTTCACGTGTTCGGTCACGTGGTTGTAGATCGGCTGGGTAAAGTGGATTCACTCCATAAGCTGTATCATTGGACGCAATCAAATCACCCAAGGATTTCACTTCATAAGCGAAGTCATAACTTGAGCCATCCATACCCATTGCAGTACTTGTACCATTACCACCATAACGAGAGCTTAAGCTATTCCATTTATTACGCCATTTGCCAATTGCCTGTCCAACGGTCAGACCAGACATGCCATTATTGTTCACAATGTCATTGGCATTCTTTGAATCGTATTTTCGGACAACATCAATCAGTTTGGCATTTGGATCTGCTTTTAAAACTGCAGCTGCCCCACCTGGTCCAAGTAAATGCCCTAAATACTGTTCATGCTCTACCGGCTCACGCCCCAGACTTTTGCGCATGGATGCATTGGCATTCTTGATGTGCTTCAGGCCTTGTTTGATCTGTTCATCAACACTGTAACGATCCCCACCGCCCTGTCCTTTCCATGTTTTATCCAAGATCTGAAATAAACCATGTGCAGATGATGTCGGATTCTTCGCTGTATGATTGAATCTTCCACCTGTTTCAATGTGGGAGATAGTAAGAGCCACCGAAGGATTAACACCTTCCTGCTGCGCTTTACGTGCAATAGACTTGGCATTGCTTGGCAAAGCCATAGTTTCATAATTGACTGGCTTCTGCTTTTCTTCACCCTTAACCGCATGCTGGACGTTGACAGGTCTGCCCATGCGTATTGCATCCACCGAAGCATCCAGATTCTTCAGATGATTATTTTGCTGAACTGGATCAGTTGCTTTGACTGGTGTTAGTGTTTTTTCAAACTCCAATTCATTCAAAACCAGTGCCGCACGTTCTTGATCAATTTCGGCTTCGACTTGCTCAGGTGTCTTATTTAGATAACGACTTGCCCCACGTGCTGCACCAAACATTAGCGCATTTAATGCTAAATCTGTGCCGACACTCTCGCCTGTGACTTCATACTTTTTGGCCTGTTTATCATAGCCCTCAGACTCAAGCACCTGACCGCTTGCGTATTGGCCCGCAGTAGACAAAGCAGTTGCCCCACCAACCGACAAGGCTGCATCTTTGACAAGACCACCAGTGCCTTTAAAACCATAGCTGATTGGTAATATTGTTGATGCTGCCGCAACACCACCATCGATCAAAGCTGTTGTGGTCGCTGTATCTTCATCCACGCCTTTTTGAATTAAATCTTCACGGCTGTAATTGACCTCAGTTACACCTGTAGTTAGCGCTGCCCCCACCGGTCCAAGTGGAGCGCCTGCCAAGGCTCGGGTAGCATAATCAGAAACACCAAAAAGCATATTACCGACGAAACCTGAGTTCTGTGCATCTTGCAGTTCTTCAACCTGCATCACCAATGCGTCACGACGGTCTTTGTTCTTTTCTTCATGTACATCTGAAAATGATTTTTCATGTACATCCAAAGCCCCATCTAAGCCGCCATTTTGCACATCATCAATTGAATACTGCAAATGATCAGCAACACGTTCAAAAGGCTTCTTGGCCGTGTCATAGACCTTTACAGCGCCCGCAGCCACACCGCGCGGTATAGCAGTTACAGCACCATCAAATAAACCGACTTCTTTTTTAGGTTGCTTTGGTGCTTTGCCCAAACCGCCTGCATTCATTTCATTGATAGACTGCTGTTCGCTATCATCGATTTCACTGAGCCAATTCATTATTTAGTCGCCCCATTAATCATGATTCGCCAATTAACACCATCGATCTGCAATGGTTTGCCGCGCTCGTCAAGTAAATCGTATTGAATCTCACCTTTTTTACTTCGCACTGGTGATTGTCGTAAGCGCAAGGTTTTAAGCTCTGCTTCAGTCATACCTGTGTGTTTTGCCAGAGATGCATAGCCTGCATCAAGACGACTTTCAAAAGCGTCATCGGTCATCCCATAAGGCATAGCTACTTTCCAATCCTGTAGCTTTCCACCCATATAGTTTTTAAATGTTCCTGACTGTTGATGAACACCACCAGTGGCAAAACCTAAAGCAAATTTCAGCACCTCTTTATTCGGCAATTCGTCTGCTTTGTCATGCTGTAAATTCCGTGCCTCCATGGTATCGGCATACACTGCACGGAATACGTTATAAGCATTATTGGCACTCGTACCTGATACGGTATTTCCCACATAATTGTTAAATGCGGCTTTTAAGTCGGCATCCTTAGGCATGATGAGCTGTTTGTTTTTTAGAATTTGCGTACCGTTGACGATGGAAGTTGAAAGCTTGCGCCCCTCTGTGCTTTGAAATTTATTCATATCAGCAAGGCCAGCAGCTACATAGTTTTGATCCCCTGAACCTAACTGACCCAGCACCGAACCCCAAATACGTGCACCACTTGGATGTCCTTTGGATTTAGAGATTAGACCACTAATAAAATTAAGCTTTTCATTGACCCCCATACCATCAAAGGCTTTCTTTGCTTCGGGCAAATCTTCCTCAGAAATGGGCTTTAAAGTGATATTGGCATCTTTTAAAGATAACTGACTAATACCGTTATCCACCGCACCATCAATCCATTCACTAGGATTCGATTTAAGCGTGTTTCCACCTAAGCTATGCACTTGCAAGCCCGCTTCACGAACAACCTGATTAGGGTTGGTTTTAGCCGTCTGTAGCTTGGATTTATAAATATCCTCATAGGCATTCAAAATCTTTTCTTCATCCGCAGCATTAGCAGATGGTGTATTTTTCATTTTTGCTTTTTGTTCGTTAATCAGTCTTTGCTGTTCAGGTGTAGATTTATTGGCAAAACGCTGAAAATTCACCGACTGCTTTTGGAGAAATTTAAACTCAGCTTCACTTTCCGTCCCTTCTACAGCCTTACTTACATTGTTCTCGTATTCTGAGTCTTGAGCACGGCCTGTCAGTACGTTTGCCTTATAGTCATTCAAAAGCTTGGTTGCTTCTGAATTGCGTTTGTTTTCTTCAACTCGTACTTGGGTATCAAGCGCATCAATACGGCTTAAAACCTGATTTTTCTTTTGTTGTAGTGTCTGCCCATCGGTATAACCAAAACCACCATTATCCATTTTGGTAATCAACTGGTGCAGTGAATTGGTGTCTTTATTCTCTACAGCACTGGAAATAGCACCTTCAATTTCGAGAATGTCTTGGCCTGATTCAAAGGCATTTACCCGTGCTTGTACATCCGCCGCAGGTAGATTTAAACTCGCAAGATTGGTTTCTAAATATGCGCGTCCTTGCTTGCGGTCATAACGTGACGCTATGTCACCGTAGCGATCAGCAAGCACAACACCTTTTTGCATATCTGCGCGAAGTTGTAGCGGCAATAAACCTGAAGCCTGACGGTTCACATTGTCACGCCAGTAGTTGTTTAAATCTGGACGTGCAAACTCCGGGAGTTCTGATTCAATTTGCTTGTATCGATCTTCTGACCATTTGTTTAAAGCATCTCGCCCAGCCTTGGCGTTGTAATCGCCATTCGACACACCATTTTTCACAAGTGTAACTTGGTCATTCATTTCAGTGGTCATGATGTCATCAAGCTTAACTTTCGCTTCTTGCTTAGCTAAATCGTTGTTGTAAAGCTCAAGGCGTTTGGCACTGAGTTCAGCCTCTTGCTTTTGCTTATCGATTTCCTGAAATGCACCATGTACAGAACTTCCAGCGTTAGCAATAGCGGAACCAAGCTGATCTAAGTTGTTTTGAGGCACTGCAATACGCTCAACTTCAGGCATTGCATTGCCAAAATTACCCATAGGGATTCTAGCCATTATTTCCACCCTCCGCCTGTCGAACCTTTAGCACCCGCAGAAACAGTATTTAAAACACCTGTTGCTGCTGCCGTATTCGCATTGTTTTTAAATTGACTGGCTTGCGCCTTTAAACGCTGTGAGGAGTTATAGCCTGTAACTTCAGCCATATTTGCATCATAGTTTGCAGCCTGTTCAATTTCATCATTGATAACCAGTGCTGTGCCTTCATTCACATCTAGGCCATTCTGAGCCAAAGCAGCACGTGCAGCAGATTGGGTTTTTTCTTTTTCCTTTCTGATGCGCTCTGCTTCCAAACGACCACGAGCTTTTTGCGCATCCGCATCCGCTTCAGCTTGCTCACCTGCGGCTTTGTTATTCTGATAACTCGAATAACCTGAAATTGCCGCACCTGCTACAGCGGCCGCAGCCGCAACCATTGCCCATGACATTATTCAATCTCCTTGCATTTTGGGTTTTGAAGTGACGCAAGAAATTGATCAATCTCTTCTTCAGGAACAATCACCTGCTTTTCGATTTCTTCTAAATCAGTACTGTTTGTTGAGTGTACAGTCATCCAAGATGTATCTTCATGAAAGTAACCGATGCGTTTAGTGCCGGGCATAGACTTAATCACGGCTGGTGCTTTTAAATATTCAATGCCATTTTCGGTAGCGACTGTAAGCGACCCGCTTAGCAAAACATTCAAATGCTCAGTTCGATGCATCTTACTGACAATCAACGTGCCGGCTTTTGCATCCATCTGACGCATATACACACCTGGTGAAAAATGATGAACAACTGGCACTTCAATCAATTCAGCTTGATCCGTAATTTGCTGTTGAATATCTCGTACAACGTCTATGTATGCACGGTTTTGAACTTCTCCAAGGATTTGGGCCAATAGCTCTTTATTCTCATGTGGGATTACATCATTCATGCTTATAGCTCCATATCCAAAACAGTGCCGTATTGCGTAAACCCGAAATGCTCATAGAGTCGAATACAAGCACGAGATTCAACACCAGTCGTGGTACCGCACTGGATTCGATTCACACCCATAGCAGCCGCCCAACCAATGAACGTTTGAATGAGTACATAAGCAGCGCGTGTCTTGCGAAATTCAGGCTTCACATACATCACGTCATCAAAAGCAATTTTGGTGTTATTGAACCAGTCACCACCTACACGCCCTGCAAAACCGCCCATGATTTCTTGATCTTGCTCAACGATGAAAATCACACCACCGCCATTAATTAAATGAGTGAAATGCTCTGCTGCCTTATCAGCCATGTATGGACGATTTTGATAGTTGGGCGCTTCTTTAATAAATTCTTGCCCCAATGCAACCAAGGCAGGCACATCGGGGAGCTTAGCTGTACGCACTCGCATGGTTATTTCTCGTTAATTGATAACTGCATAGTGATAGCTTGCAAGTGAAACGGCAGCGGTTTGTTGTGTGTTATTACTAAAGGGATTCTATGCAAGTCTTCCCACGATCCACCTTCTTCCAAGTGATAGCCTGTATGCGGCTTTCGTGGTGCAAGTGGGTTATCGTCATAGGTGAAAATTTCAATCATTTCACCGTTTAACTCGGGCGCAATGGTGTTGTTAAAAAAGAATGCTGTACGATCGACCTTAGCTTTATGCAACATGCTAGACAGCGGTGCTTGATTCAATTCAGGTGGGAATAGCTCAACTGTACAGTGGATCGGCTGACCGACTTTGATGCCTTCACCGTTTAGCTCATCACCCACAACTAAGTGTTCCCCATCCTCCTCAAAGTTGGTCTGATAAATAAAATCATCCCCTTGGTGATAGGCCACAACCTCATCAAGTAGATTAGGCTTTACTACCTGCCCACTACCGACAACTAATGTGCGTTCTGAGTCTACATATGCGCTAAAGGAAACCTCCTCAAGACACGTGGTACCCGATCGCTTCACCAACATAAAAGTACGGTCTGAACCAAGCTGTGTAGGGATAGAACACATGCTAATCACTTCACCACTAAAGTCGTGCTGTGCCCATGCCAAAACTTCTTGATCACGGTTAAAAGTAATTGTGGCCACTTTGCCATCACCCAATACTAACCACACTAAACTTTCAGGTTCTTGCATATAGGATATTTCATTTACCCCGCCGTGTTGCTCCCCAATATGGGAAGAAAGGGAGCTAATTTCAGGGGAAACCAAGCCATCTACTTCATAGCGATAAGTCAATGCACGTACCCGCTCACCGCCACGCTGCACAAATAGCAGCTCATTTCCCACACGTTCAGGCCGTGTGACTGGATACGCACCATATGCGCTGTGTTCGTTGATGTTTACGGTTGTTGGGGTTAATGCACCATCTGAGTCAATCATGTACTCACCGCCTGAAGTTAAACACACTACTCCGCGCTGAGCTTCTAAGAACAAGATACTGTTTGATAAGCCAGATGCAGAAACAATACTAAATGCGTCCCCATCTTCTGTAGTTTCGAGAAAATTTCCATTACCACCAACAGCGCTAAACCACACCTTGTTCGGTGCTTTTTTTGTATTCGATAGGACTAAGCGCTGTTTAAAGAATGTGCAACATCTTGGATATCCATTCGTAGCGTTAAATGCTGGCGGCAAAATTGCCCAAGAACGTTCAATTGCTGTGATGTCAGCATCTAATTTTTTTAGGATTTCTCCGTTTACTTGGTTTGCATTAATAAATTGAGTGATCTTAATAATCCCTCCATTCACTTCGATCAAATTGCCAATATCAGCAGCCGTGAATGTTGCACCTGCACTAACCGTAACCTGTGCCCAATCTAGTTCATTTTCGTTCGGTTGCTTGTCTGTATTGTCACGTAATGCCTGATAGTAATTACCAGCATAAATCACTACATCTGCTGCTAAATAAGCCTGTGTACTCACCCAGTTGTTATATGAGCTCAGTGTGAAAGATACCAGTGCACCAATGTCTTTACCTGAGGGCTTTCCTTTTCGAAATGGAAACCGTGCATTTTCAGAGTCGGTCGGCAAATGAGTGTAAACAAATTGATTCAACTGCCAGTTATCAAAGGCTGTATCACATAAAAGGCGGTGTACTGGCACTTCACTATGCGTGAGATACATTTCATACCGATACTGCACAAACTGGATGTCATGTATCTGACTCTCTGTGTATGGAGAAACAATACTTTCAAGTACTTCAAGTGTTTTCGGATTAACAATCTCGACCAAATTTGGCTTAAAAACAATTAGAAATGCATTGTCTGAATTGACCACAAACGGAATGAGTCGTACTGCACCAACCTGTTCCGATAAAAACAGTGTGCCTGGTCTTTTACGCACACCACCTTCAACAAGTGGAATCACATTCTTAAGCGTCTTCGCCCCATTGCCATACTGTTGAATATCTGTGCGCGTATAAAGCGTTGGCGATAGCTCCCCAGCACTGAAGTTATTTTTAGTGATGACCTGCTTCATTAGTAGCGTACCCCCATCAAATTAGGGGTGTAATCTGCTGCAAAGTCTTGTGCTGGACGTTCTTGACCATTGATAGCACGTGCTTGTTTCAGCATGTTCTGTAGCTTCTGCCATGCGCTATCAGCTTCAGCATTGCTACCAGTGATCGGCTTTGCAAGCTTGCTCACCAAATACAGCGCCATACACTCAGAAAATAAAGAATCCCAAAGCTCTTCATTGTCTTCATCACGGACATAGACCAAATTGATTAGATTTGCGTTAGCCAGTATGTGGCGACCTTCCATCTCGTATTCATGCTGGCCTGAATCGTATAGACGCAAAAAATCTTTAGGCAGTGGGAATGCATGGCTATATCCAAAAGCTGGATGTGTGCTCACTGGTGCAAGCTGTGCACGTTTCTTGGCGAATGACCAAGGATGCATACGCAATAAACCACGGCGTGTAGAGGCATAAATTGAAGCACAACGCCGTGCATTCTCTGTATTGTCATCAAAGGATTGAATTGCTTTAGCACCAATCATGCTCAATGCTTCATTGCATATGGATATTGATGTTGTTGTCATAGAAAAAGCCCTCAAGTTTTAATAATCTTGAGGGCTTTTAAGAGTGGGTTTGTTGGGTGTTAGCCAAGTGCGCCGATAAGTTCAGCATCATATTCAATGCGTGAGCCTAAAATATTGGAATATAGTTCCATCACTTCCGCTTGAGAGTCTAATTTGTAAACTTGCTCGTCTGTCAGCAATGGCGCTTGATCTGTACCTAGCTTAGCTAAAAATGCTTTCAATGCAGTAAGCTTCATATCAAGTTCATGCTTTTCAGATTCCATGCGTTCAATGTGGTTTTTCGGCTGTAATGGAGTGGTAAATAGGCGGTATCCTTCCAGTTCCCACAGTTTGTTTTCAGCATGCTTTTCGGCGTTGCTACGTGCCAAGCGTTCACCAATATCAGCATCAAAGTTTTCAGCATTTACACATGCGCTGAAACCTGTAGCCAAGAAAAATTTACCATCAAGAAATGCATGTACAAATGTTGATGTTGTTCCACCTGGGCACTGTTCAGTTGTATATGTGATTCGCTCTTTTAGAGCATCAATATCCGATTTAGTTACACGCGGCGCGACTGCTTTTTCTGCCAACTCTTTTTCTGTTACTGCTTTAGTCATTTCTAACTCATCCATTTAAATTGATATAAAAAAGACCCCACGCCCTGCTCGTAAAGCGTGAGGCCAAAGCTACGACTTAAGAAGCGTCATAATCAATAGCAACAACTTTTAGCTCATTCCCACGACCTGCGGCCATTGAGTGAACACCACCGACTTGTTTGATACGTTTTTTGTCTTCACGTACACCGATACCAAAGTCAGTAATTGCAGCATCACCGTAATGAACAGCAGACTTACAATACATCGGAGCACGCTTAGAACCTGCGGTTGCACCAGCAACAACTTTTTCGTATGCAACCCACTCAACACCAAGCCACTTCGTACCTACAGCACCGTCTTGCAGCATCTGAATTTTCATGTGATCCGCATTGGTCAATGTGGTGTCATTTAAAAATTCATTCATCATGTCAGCGGTGTAAATCTGGAATAGTTGCTCGCCGTTCTGTTCATCACATTCGTTTTTACGGAATAATGATTTAGCCCAGATAATTTGCTGTTTCAGCGTCATACCTGTTGGGGCAACAATTTGACCCGCTGGCAATGCAACACTTGTAGTAGATGCAACACCTGCATCATCTACAGTTTTACGTGTAATCGATCCAATCAATGCTTGATAAATAATGTCGTCTACTTTGCGGTTATGGGCATTAAGCAATAACTGCATGTATTTATCTTCAGGGTGCGCTTTTAGTTTTGGCTCATCACGCTTTTCAATCGGAATGAATAAATCAAAATCATTCATTAAGACTGAACGTACACCCACATCTGGAATTGTCCACTCAGTGTCGCTATAACGCGCACCTGAAGCTTTCATTTCCACTTGTCCCATATCGTTGATCGTGAATGACTCGCCTTCAATACGTCCGCGACTCGTTACAGTCTTAAGCAAACGTGAAACGTTTTGCGCACATGCCAATTCATAATTGTCATGGAACTGCTGTACAAACGCCGCCGTGATTTTATTTTCGTTTGCAATTGGCATGGACTACCCCTTATTTATATTGCTTCTGATAAAAGCCTTCTACTTGCGCAAATACACGTTTATGGTCTGGGTGGTTTACGTTTAAGTAGGCTTCCGATTTCATTAATGATTGAACATCTAATGCACCGCTTTGTTGGGTGTTAACAGGGGGTGTATCTTCTTGAAGCTGTGAGCCGAAATAAGCTGCCATTTTCAAGACAAGTGGGTTGTTGCCGAACTCAGGGCTATTCACTTCTTCAGCTGTCAAAATTCCGTTCTGAATTGCATTGTTTGCAGCTGCTTGTGCGAATCCAAAATTAGTATCTGTTTCCCCGCCCCACGTCTCTTTCATTGCAGAAATACAGGCTTCATTGTCTAGTGCTGCATTACCTTCCATGAGCGCAGGAATTAACTGGTTATATTCACCAAGTAGAAAGCCTAAATGCTCACTGCTAAGACCAGCTTCACGTGCACGTTCTAAGAACTCTTGGTTTTCAGGAATTGCCTTAAAATCGTCATAGTTAAAGCCTTCTACATTCACCTCATAACCATCGATTGATTCAGGTGCACCAGCTGGCGGTGTAACTGGTTCTTCAGGTGAATCAGTCGGATTTGGCTCAGCTGGTGGTGTACCTATTACACTTGGGGCTGGTTCTGTTGGTACTGCTGGTTCTTCTACTGGATTAGTCATTTACTTCTTCCTTATAGTTTGGATCGTTTGCACGATTGATTTGCTTAATAATGAATTCCACAACACTTCGTTCGCCTGCTCTAAAGCAAGACTCGCGCTCAGCTTCTTGACCGCCACGCACATATGTTGATTTGCAGAAAATTGATGTCAGATGCTCTAAAACTCGCACCCCATTTACATCTAGATCGAATAAATTACGGTAGGTTTCCGCTGTCACTGGACGGTAATAGCGCCGTTTGACCTGGATACCTGTTTCAACTTCAGGATCTTTAGACTCATCTTTGGGAAGTAACTTAGCTTTAGCTTCTTGTTCATCTCTAAGCTGCTGTTTGAGCATGTTTCGCTCTTGGTAGGATGACCAAAGCGCTACACATGCAATCAGCAAAAGAATGGCTAACACGGCGATAATTAAGATCATTGCATCACCTCAGTTGGCATCTGAGCCATTTGATTACCCATACCCTTTGCAATAGCATCACCAGCCTTATCCATCATTGCCGCCTGCTGTTGTGCCTGTGCTTGTTCTTCCTGTGCTTTTTGACGTGCTTGGCGTAGCTGTTGAACTTCATCAGCTGTACGCATAATGGTTTGAGGGACGCCGCGCCCTGTTCCTGTTAGCACCGCAACAGCATCAAAATCGACGTTATCGAGAATGGTTTGATCGACTTGAGCAATACTTGAAAGACTCATGATGTATTGCTCAGTTGCGTAGACTTCTTCCATGCGTTGACTACGTGCTAGTGGTGACACAAATTTGAATGAAAGATTACGGCCCCAAAGTTCTTCAGGTGCATCACCTAAAGCGTTATCACGCAATGCCAAGCCAAAACAGCGATCTAAAATACTGCGCAAATACTCAGCTTGTAGACGACCATACATAGGTCCTAACAACTGGCGGATCATTTCAACACGGGTATTAATCTCTGTTGCCGTCATTTGAGTGGTGCCGATTGGTGGCAATTGATCAGCCATGAGCTTGCGACGAATACCGCCTTGTAGACTGGTCAGAAGGTAATCTGCAATTTGGAAATTTGTTCCATCATCCAAGCGCTTCATAGAATCAACTTTATTGGCAACAATGACTTTACGCGGACCAATTCGAACGGTATGAGGATTTAATACGCCATCATCTTCAGCAATCCACATCCCACCAATTTGCAGATCAGCAGCACGTACAGTGTTTTTGACAAGTTCATTTGCTGTTTTGGCGTCAGGTAAAGCCAAAGACATTTGACCGTTGCCATAAACAGAACCGGGCAATTTACGCAAACGTGGGATTGAACACGGGAACTCGTGGTACCCCGATTCTTTTAACATCTGCTTATTGCTGATATCGATGTGATACGAGGCAAAAGGCATAGCTTTGTTGATCTGCCCTGCACCTGTTTGTTTACGTGGTTGAATAACGTGTAATAGCTTGAACTTTGTGTCTGGACTCTCTGTTGCAACTGATACAACTGAGTGATGACAATTGCTCTCACCGTAGGTATTCACCATAGTTTGAGCCGTCATTTCATGTTCGCGATAAATCGTATCAATCAAGCCATCTGCGCGGGTTGAGCCAATGAAACACGAACCTATAGGCCATGATTCAAAGACATAACCGCCCTGCGCCACACGGTCAATATCGACATACATCACACCCCATCCAGCCGTTACAACGTCTGTAAGCGTATCGAAGTTTTCACTGTCAAAGTTTGATGCATGGATATTGCGCCACATAAATTGGCAGACATCCTCAAGCCAGCGTTCGCCCTCTGTAAGCTCTGCAAGATCGTCAATGCCATCAGGTTGAGCTTTGAACCAAATAGAGTTTGCAGGTGTTACGCCGTTCATGATCATCGAAACAAGCACTTGAACTGAATCTGCCGCTGTTGAATCGTACAGATCAGCACGTTCAGTCTCGCGCTGATTCTTCACATCTGAACCACTAAAGCTTTGTTGACGCTCAGGTGCTCCGTATCGGTAGCATTCTGCCCAATGTGATTCATGTAACGCACGCGCAGATTTAAGCTGACCTAAGCGAGCACAATAGATACGAGCGTCATTTTCCATTAGCCACCACCGCCTAGAGTTGTTTTGCTTTCAGTTTTGGAACCAAGAACACTTCGGCTGTCTGTATTTGCAGTACGTCGACCAGCACGTTTAGCGTTTGCTTCAGCAGTCGCTTTTTCAGCAGCTTTAAGTGCATCACCTTCAGGATCTTGTTGGACGATTTTTGGTTTGCCGCACATGGTTAATCCTCCACTGACCAGCCTTTAGCGGTAAGTACAGGCTTTTTACGCACAGGTACTACTACTTGGGTTGTTGGTTGCTGTGTTTGACCGCCAGTAAGCTTGACGACTTGCTTACGTGCAGCAACAAGCTCAGCGGTTACACCTTTTAGTTCTTCTTCTTTGATTGCCAGCTCAGCAGCAACTGCATCGAATTGCTCTAAAGAAATGAAACCTTCAGGTGCTTCCTCTTGGCCTAAGTCTTCGCCACTGAGAATATCGGCCAAAACATCTTCAGCTGATTGCTGTGTTTGCACTGGGTCTAATGGTTGAGTGTCTTCAACAACATCCGACTCTTTTGATTTCCCCAACACAGCATCCATTACGTCATCTGTTGAGGTCTGCGCCGTGGTCGTTGTTTCTTTTTTTGCACCCGGTGTTTGTGTCTTGCGTGGTGTAGTAGCCATAAAAAAACCCTATCGTTGGTTGATAGGGTTACTGTGGGGGCATGGGTGTTGGGGTTTGTTGGGTGTTTAATCAATAATGTTTCTATCTCTATCCACCATTGCGCCACACTTAAAACATTGTGCTGTTCCTCTGTGGAACATGGATGTTTCAAAATGAAAACATGCTTCTCTTAAATCCTTTTGGCCTGCTTCATATCCTTTTTTGTGCCATTCTTGAGTGAGGGCGATAAATTCATCTTTAGAGCGCTGACGCTGTGAACTCCACCCCTGATAAGTCATCTGCACTGGCAAAACGCGGTATATATCACCATCCTTATCAAACAGCTTGTCACCGTGAATGAATCGCATGTTTGTGTAGAAGTCTTGATCTTCAAACCACTTTTCAAAATCACTCATGCTCAATCACCTTCGTATTCGGGCTAATGTGGTTTTTGATGTCACTGCATGTATCAATGCGGTCGTGGTCGGCTAGAGCGGTGCGGAGGAATTCGAGCTGAATGGCATCTTCCGCAAGCTCTGGATGAACCGGAAACCAGCCGTGATCCGGCAACCACATTTGGAGGTAGTTAAAAAAATGTTTGTAGTAATCAACTTTGTTTTCAAATTGCTGACCAAAACAAAAAAATAATGTCGTACCTTCCGGCGCTCCATCCACAATCTGCTTACACTTCTCCAATCCCAATTGTTCAATTAAATTCATAGCCCCAACTCCCGATCCAATTCATCAATAACCTGATCACACAGGCCGCCGTCTTCAAAAATATCCAATTGTCCGATCTTGTACTTGTATGTTGCCCACTCCCCATCACGTGGAAAGCGTTGAATTCCTGTCTCTGAACGCCACAATTCAATCAGTGCATCCCCATTGTCATAGTTAGGAATACCACCTCTAGCCCACTCTGAGACGGTTGAAGCGCTCGACACAGGCAATACGTCTGCAATCTTCTCATGAGTCCATTTCAAGCGACCTAGATCCAAGATCATTCGGTTGAAGTCTGGACGCTTGTAACCACGGCGCTTGACTAGAAATTCTTTGACCTTCTTTTTCGTACGCTGATTGATGAAACGCGTGCGCGCGCGAGGAGACTGTGCAAACACTATAGAATCAACAACTAAATCACTCATTTTTGAAGCTCCAGAACTGTAATTTTTATAAGACCGCCTTTGATGATTTCCCCACGTTTTACGCTTAATTCATCGAATTGCTCGTCGTCTACGCACAAGCCGCATTTCACAAGACTGTCGATCGTCGCTTTTAAGAAGTTGTCTATGTCACGGCGTTGTTTATTGGGAAAATGAAAAGTCACATCTAGTTTTAGACGTGACGTGGTGTTTAATTGCGGGATTGTCATAGCAACAAGGTCATGAAAATCACGACCACGGTCACTAACTTTGCATGTACGTCCAGTACCCACCCAGTAGTTGTTTACGGACGGTGGTGTAGATGGAATTTCACACTTTAAAATTACTTTTCCCTCTCCTTTCGTATTTGGCTCTGTAATCGTTTCTAAGGCTTGTTTGTTTGCTTCACGTACCTTTGCATCATTTTCGGTTTTAAATCGCAACACGGCTTGATTTTTTCGCTTTTCATGGCGTTTTAAATGAAGTTCTAGCTCTCTTTCACTCATTCTCATGATTAAGCCCCGATTTCAGTTAATTTGTTCAGGAATGCATGACTGGCCTTACCAACGTACTGACACCATCCCCAACCCTCACGCCAAAACATCCAAAGTCCTTTCTCGTTTTTCCAAACTGTTCCGTCTGTTTCGTAGTGAGTTGCCCCTTCAGGTTTGCTTTGCGTATTCATAGGCTTGCCCCTAGATCAACCACAAAGCCAAGTTCATGAAGATATGGACCATAGGTATCTGCGTATTCAGGTTTACGGATATTCGTGTTTATTCGGCTTTCGAATGCTTTTTGAGATTCACCGATGTGTGAGTGCTTCGATCTGAAGTCATGGTGATTGCACAACTCTGAAGCGAAGTAATTCAGTTGTGCGTCGGACAAGCCTTTGCTTTTCGGTTTTGAAGATTTGGCTTTGGTCGTTGAAAGTTTTTGAATACGGTAGATCCAATAATTCATCCAACCCTGTGCCGTGGTTTTTTCTCGACTGGTAGACCACTGTGCAAAGTTTTTTAACTCACTCAGAATTTTTGAATCATCAAGCTTTGGATTGATTCGCTTTGCTTGGTCAGCAAGATCAGTTTGAATCGTGTAGATACCTGCAAGCTCTCTCAAGCTGTACAGGTTTTTATTGTCACTGTGGTATTCGACAGAATCGCTAAAGATTTCTGTTTCTGAGTTATCCACAAGGGAAGTTCTTTTTTTAATATCTAAAGAATCTAAAGGAATATCTATTGTGTCTTCGGTTTCCGAAGTAGTTGGTACTTCTGTTTCTGTAGTAGTTTGCTTCGGTTTCCGAAGTACTACTGTTTCCGAAGTACTACTGTTTCCGAAGTAGTTAGAAGATTCTTTCTCAGTCGGCTTGATAACTTTTTTATCTACAAGAGAGATTTCATTTAATCGATATTTCTTAATTCCCTGTTTCCCAGTTGCAATAATTGAGACAACCTTATTTGCCAAAAGCATTGCAAGACCAACCTTAACGGTTGATAAACTCATTTTCCTTGAGTTTTTAATGTCCCCACCTTGCAGCTGTGTCCAGCTCACAAAGTCTGATTCTTTGTTGTGTCCATTAATGCGGTTTTCGAGTTCCACATAGACGTTTCTAGCCGCATCACTTAGAAACGGCCAGACCTCTTTTCGGTACAATCGGCTAGACATTACATAGCCTTGTACAAACTTATCGCTATACATGCTTTTTCCAGCCTCTTGCTTTGGCTGTGGTGGCTTTTGAAATGGAATAACTTGTGCAGTATTCATATCTTCACAACCCCCACTCTTCGTGTTAAATTCGTCATCGGGTTCCAACCTCATTCGCTTTCACAGTGAATGGCAAGAAAGTCCAGTTGTTCGCGCAGCTGGACTTTTTTTTGTGCCTGTGGTTTTGGTGTGACATCAATAAAGCGCGGAGGAGCTTGAAGCTCGAAAGACGTGTCTACGGTATCTGTGGTCAGACGCATGAGTGATGCGAGATTATTTAATCGTTCCCGAACTTCAGAGATATTCGATATGCCTAAACCCCTTAAATGCTCAGATAAGGTTTTGTTTTCAGATTTCGCTATAGCTTCTAAATTACGCTTTTCTTCATATGTGCATTTAAAAGTGATGCTTTCGGTGAGTTTTTCAGACATGGGCTCACCGTTAAGCTGCTGGATGAATGATTTGTTCATGCAACTTCTTCAAACCTTCAGCTATGTCATGAGAGATCCGCTTGCCCTTCTTTCCTGTTTTAAGGTCGCTAATGTAGTTCTGAGAACATGGAACACGTTTAGCAATTTCCAATTGCGTCATATTTCCTTTCTTCTTGTCTTGAAGATCACTAATTAACTGACTCCAGTTAGTCATAGCCATAACCTTTAAAATATCGTTGTTCTGATAATTTATCTTTATTGCGATATTTAATCAACAAAAATCAACCGCCATTGCGATATTGTTTTGCATCACAATAGCGATAAATAAAAAGAGGTCATCTTTATGTCGGTAGGAAATCGCATACGAGCATTGCGTAGATCATTAGGAATGTCGCAGCCTGCATTAGCTAAAAAAGCTAACGTTGGTCAATCTACGATTTCAGATTTAGAGAATGATAAAAAAAGTACTTCTGCTGAAAATATGCAGGCTATTGCATCTGCATTAGGCACAAATCCTCAATACTTACTTTTGGGTGAAGATACTCAATACATTCATGATCAAGATAAAGCAGGCAAAAGCTTAGATAAGAGTGAAGATGAAATAGAAATTAAATTTTATGATGAGCTTCCGATATCTTGTGGATTTGGGTCATTTGGTGAAGTACTTGAAAGAGATGCTAAAACACTTAAAGTCAAAAAACAGCCTCTATTAGAGCGCAATATTAGTAGAAGTAATTGCGCTGCATTCCCTGCAAGCGGCCATTCAATGCTTCCAACAATAAAAGATAAAGACATTGTCTATGTGGATCTAGGTAGAACCCAAATTAAAGATGGGAAGGTATTTGCTATCTGTCATGGTGGGCTATTTAAGTTTAAAAGACTTTACCAGTTACCTTTAGGCGGTGTCCGAATTGTGAGTGACAATACCGTTGAATACCCAGAAGAACGATTAACAGCACAAGAAATCATAGACCAGCAGTTTGAAGTTATCGGTTGGGCATGGTCTTGGCAATCCATGGAGAATTGGTAGTGAACAAAAAAACATTATTCGCCCTTATGGTTTCTGCATTGTTTGCGGGCTGTGCGACTACAGGGAATTTTGAGAAAAGAATGGAAGCAAAAAAAGGCTTATCAAAAGAACAACTTATTGATGAAATGGGTATACCAGCCAAAGAGTATAAATCCGAATCTTTTGAGATTTTAGAGTATTACCAGAGTGACACAATTACATTGCCGAGAAACAGTGTTTCAACTGTATCAGGCAATACTGTTTACACCAATACTACTGGTGGTTCTTATGGAGTTGATTGCAAACTCGAATTTAAACTAATCAATGGCTTTGTAACCAACTACAGATATACAGGTGCACTTTGTAAGTCTTACTAGTAAAAAAACTGCGAACCCGACGCAGTCCTTTGAATCGGGTGGAGAAAATTGTGAATAATGAAATTAAACAAGCTGTCGCACTTGAAATTGCCAAAATGAAAATGACAGCATTACACCAACATGATAAAAACCTTGGTATTAATGCTGACCTTTGGGTTGAAGAATTTCACAAAGCTTTAGAAAAAGTGGACGAAGCGGAGAGAAACTACGCCAGAGAAAAAAGGGCTATTCGTCAGCATTCTGATTATTAGTATTTTCCCATTCTTTAGGGTATTCCCCTGTATTTATGAATCTCTCAGCAGTCATGACATCAGGGATAATGCGCTCAATGCAACACCCCCCTACAAGCATTGCTGTTACGATTTCTTTGCGCCATTCGGCTAGTTGATCTTCGTTCATAACAAACTCCATCTAACCCATCCCTGTGATGGGTTTTATTTTGTCTATTAAATCATATTTATCTTTTTTGCGATATTTATAATTATCTCTATTGACATAAAACTATCGTTAATGCGATATTTACCTCGTACCCACAAAAAAGCCCCGATGACTTTGGACGGCTATCAGGGCTTTGCAAATTGCGAGATAAGTATGAAACAAACAGCATCACATAGTCAAACACCGACTTTCGTTAAAAACGAAAGCAATACAAAGCCTGTGCTTTATCAGCACCCTACTCCTGCAGAAATGCGCACCCCTCGTTTAGCCATTATCAAGGCGAATCTTAAAGACTTTGGCATCTTCGCTCTTACTGCATTAGTGCTTTGGTTTGTTATTAGCCTTGCAGTTATGAACGTGTTTGGAGGCTGATAAACCATGAATGACTGGCAAAAGTTACGTGCTCGCTATGGCAGCAGTAACCAATACAAAAAGCGTGTTGCAGCTCTACCAAGTCAAATCGAAGAGTTCAGTAATTGGCTTATAGACAAAGGTGCTGATGTGATGACTGCACTTGCTCAAGATGAAATTTTAAGATTCAGACTAAATGGCGAATTAGGCATTGTTTGGTGCTCTGGATCTGGAAACTTACTTGCACATGATTGTGCTCTTAAATGGAAGGCTGAACGATGAATGCATTTGTAGAATTACCGACTGCATCACTCATTGAAAAAATGAGCAATGAGGAATACCACTCACGCCCTGAATTTAGCTCTAGCCAGCTAAAAGACATGCTTCGTTCAAGTGCTCACTTCTACTCAAACAACATTTTGAAAGAAGTTGAACGCGAAACCAAAACAGCTATGAGCTTTGGGACATTGGCACACACCCTGTTTTTAGAGCCTGAACAGTTTGAACATGAGTTCATCATCGCGCCTAAGTTTGACCGTCGTACAAAGGCTGGTAAAGAAGAGGCTTTGGCATGGGAACAAGCCAATCAAGGCAAAATTTTAGTTGATGCTGAACAGGTTGAAGGTGCAAAACGTATTGTGGCCAACCTACAGAAACTCAGCTCTTATGCAGACATGCAGAACAACTACGGTATGCCTGAAGCAAGCATATTCTTTACCGATCCAATCTATGGCTTAGAACTTCGTATTCGTCCTGACTGGCACATTGCACCCTGTAAAGCCTTTCCAAACGGCTTGATCTTGGATTTGAAGACTACGACCGATGCACGTGCACATGCTTTCTCTAAAAAGTGTTCTGACTTTGGTTATGACCTTTCTGCAGTTATGTACCGTGAAGGCTTCCAGCAGTATTACCAAACTGAAGATAAACCGCCTTTTATCCTGTTAGTTGCTGAAAGTTCAATCCCACACAACGTAAAGCAGTACAAGGCCGCAGACCTATTTTTAAGTGTTGGTGAAACTCGCTACAACAAAGCAAAAGAATTACTGGCTGAGTCTCTTCTTATCAATGAATGGGATGGCTACTCGCTCGAAATGGAAGATTTATTCCTTCCGCAATACATGACTAAACAAGCTTTAGAAAACGATTTTAACTAATTAGGAATTTTAAAAATGAATGCTCAATCTCAAATGTCGAACTCAAACCAATCAGTTGGCCTTTTAAACCTTGAGGCTTTTGAACTATCTCAGCGTATTGCAAAAATGCTGTCTAGTTCAACACTGGTGCCAGAACAATACCGCGCAACAATTCAAAAGAAAGCTGGCAAAGACGAATACGGCAACCAGCTATGGCGTGAAGAACCAAATCCAAATGGCCTATCTAACTGTGTAATTGCCCTAAATATGTCTAATCGAATGGGTGCTGATCCACTCATGGTTATGCAAAACCTTTATCTGGTGAATGGTCGCCCCTCTTGGTCATCTCAGTTCATTATGGCTGGTATTAACAGCAGCGGACGTTTCTCTGCCCTTCGTTTTGAATTGGAAGATTTGGGCGAAAAAGAAGTTGAATGCGTGGAAACTGTTTGGGAGAACCGCAAGCCAAAGAAAATATCTAAAACTGTCAAAATTCATGATTTTAGCTGTGTGGCTTGGGCTATTGAGCGTGAAACTGGTGAACGCTTAGAGTCCTCAAAAATCACAATTGAAATGGCAGTTAAGGAAGGTTGGTACACTAAAGAAGGTAGCAAATGGCAAACAATGTCAGAGCAAATGCTTCGCTATCGTGCTGCCTCATTCTTTGGTCGTGTCTATGCGCCTGAATTGCTGATGGGCTTACGCTCAGCTGAGGAAGAACAGGACCGCATTATTGATGTAACACCAGAAGCGGAATCAAAAGTAATTAATGCATCTGACTTTAAGCACATTAAAGGATTAATTTTAAAAGCTAAGTCGTTGGATAGCCTAGAAGAACTGGAAAGCAGCATTTATGCCTTATCTGATGAATCAGAACGCAATGAATTGATCAAGCTATGGAAAGCCAATGCTGATAAATACAAAGTTACTGATGTTGATGTTCCTGCAAAAAAGCCTGAGCCTGAAAAGGAAGAAGCACCACCAGTAGACGAACCGGCACAAGAGAAAAAACCACGTGCACAAACTAAGAAAGCTGTAATTCAGGAAGATGATGAAAAGTATCAGACACTGCTCGCAGATCTTATCGAACGCTCTAAAGTAGCAAAGACGGCAAATGAGGTTAGTGCATTAGTTAAATATACAAATGCTTGGTCTGCCGAACAGCGTGCCCCACTTCATGAGGCAATAGCTAAACGTCTAGCAGAACTTAAAACAAATGAGCCTGAACCAACTCAATCGGAAGACAACTTAAGTGTTAGCGAATTGCAAAGACTGCAAAAAGAAGCTGAAAAATTAGTTGCTCAAAAAAAGGAAGCTCAACAAGCTCCAGCTGTAAACGAGATTAAGTCATCTCAGATCATCGGTGGTTTAAAAATCCAAATCGGTAATGCCCAAAATATTACTGAACTGGAAACTGTTGCAAAGACCATTCGAGACAATAAACCGAACATTACGCCCGACCATATGAACGATGTACTTAACGTCTATGCAGCACATAAACAGTTCTTAGAAAATCAACTATCCATGTTTGATACAGACGAAACCCCTTGGGTTGATAAGGCGATTGCTGAAATTGAAGCAGCCAAAAACCAAGATGAAATTAACAACGTCTTTATCGACCCAATGTATGAGGAACAGTCTGATCCTGACCAGCAACGCATTACCAATGCTGCACAAAAACGCGAATCAGAGCTTTTCGGTAATTAATCAGATAAGGCCGTACTGAGTGCGGCCATTTATAAGGAACTAAGTGATGTCAGCAAAAATTCTTGATCCGTGTTGCGGTTCTCGCATGATGCACTTCGACCGACAAAATCCAAATGTAGTATTCGGGGATTTTCGTACTGAAAAGCACATATTATGTGATGGTCGCTCTCTTGAGGTAACACCTGATATTGAAATGGACTTTCGTGCAATGCCATTCAAAGATGGTCAATTCAACTTAGTTGTATTTGATCCACCACATTTGATCAAAGCAGGCAAGGCAAGCTGGTTAGCTTTGAAGTATGGAAAATTGAAAGAAAACTGGCGGGAAGATATTCAAAAAGGATTTGAGGAATGTTTCCGCGTGTTGGACAACGGTGGTGTGCTGATTTTTAAGTGGAATGAAACACAAATTAAAGTCAGTGAAATCTTAGCATTGACTGATCAAAAGCCCGTGTTCGGACATATCAGTGGTAAGCGTGCGAATACCCACTGGATTACTTTTATGAAAATGGAGGTGCTTTAATGGGACTATATATCTCAACCCCTGAATTATTAAAGCGTTACGGTGTTACCAAAGGCACTTTGATCAACTGGAGAAATAACAGGGATTTTCCTGAACCAGTGATCAAAGCACATGGTCGTTCAAGTAGTCGTTACGGTATCAAAGCTGTTGATGCTTGGGAAAGAAGTAAAGGACTGCTTGATTCACTTGAAATACAACCTTTACTATCGAAACGTTCATGA